TGTTGTAAGAGTTACTGCACCAGAAGCTATAAGGTAATCTGAGCCATCTGTTAGTTTGGTAACAGACCCTGTAAATGATGACTGAATAGACCAGTTGTTTGAACTTGTATTGTAATATAGTTGTTTGCCCGTATTGAGGTCAATACCTACAGCACTCGCCGTGGTTGGTAACTCAAACTGTTTTATGCTGTCCAGTGTAAGATATAATGGTTTACGTTCTAATGACATAGGAGTCCCCCTAGAGGCTATAATTGAATATAACTATCAAGAAAAAAAATAATTGTAAGTTTATAATTTGTTTGCCGCAGCAGTTTTCCCACGGCAAACATTTTAGGATAGATTAGTAGGTGATAAGGCCAGAACCAGAAAGAACCATCTTCTTGGTTACTTGAGCATACCAATGTACTGTACCGGCTGAACCTGTGCAGTAGATTGTTCCATTATCACTGATGTTTACATCCCATGGAGCAGTTGCGGCTGCGCCTTCAAGTGCTGAGTCAAGTTCTGTATAGCTGATAACAGATGTTGCGCCAGAAGAGTTTCTGCGTACTGTTGCAGAGAAGGTAAAGCTTGCGTAGTCATCTGCTGCGCTTGCAGCAATCACGTTGAAATCTAGTTTACCAATGGATTGGTTAGCAAGATTGTTTGCAAGCAATGTTCCAGAAAGTTCAGTGCCCGTCGCTCCAACTGTTGACATGGTGACATATAGTGGACGAACATTGATGCCTTGGAAGTATTGCCCTTCAACCGTAGAACCATCACGATCAAATATGACGTTTACTTGGCCCGCTGTAGCTGATGGTACAATTTGGAAAGAACCATCGGAAGAACTTCCAGAATTTACATACAAAGAGCCTGACATTATTGTCATAAGTCCGTTAAGCGATGCATCTACTTTTCCTGAAGTTAAAGATGGATACACTGTGAATTGAGCAGTGCCACCACTGCCAGAAAAAACGGTAAATTCAGAGCCGTAAGTAAGTCTTACGGCACCAGAAATGAAATCAGCTGTACCTACATTCGTTAGTTGAACTTGACCAGCCGTGTTGGATGCACCAACTTGAAAGATATTGTTTTGATCTGTGCTCGAAGATTGAACAGTTAGTTGGCCAACTACTGATATAATACCCCTTTCTCCTTGATTAAAGATAGATACAAGTGGGTCTTTACCGCCAGGAATATCACTAGGAAGTGGGGTCCATGAGCCACTGTATAACGTAAATTTTGCATCGTTAGCAAGAGCCAAGCCGCCACCGGGGGGAGCCTCAGAATCTCCCAAGCCAAGCGGATCATGGTAGCCATCAAAAAGCATAAAGCTTTGAGACATAAGAACTGGCGTCAGGACCACCATCGCTGGGTCGAAAACCCCCGGAAATGGTCCGCCTTGGCCACCAGGGATGCTGGCGACAGCCCCAGAAAACACAAGAGTATAGGCTTGGTTATCAATATTTGATCCACTTAGGACGCCAACATTACCAGATGGGAAAGCCAAAGTGTTGGCACCGATATTACCAAGACTGTTAGAGTAAAACTGGAGATCGGGATCTCCAGCAAATGCGCCATTGTTATTGAACTGAACTGTGCGGTCTACGCCAGCTGGCGTGGCACCACCGCCAGAACCTGTAATCTCCCAGTTTAGGTTTGTATTGCTCCAGTTTGCTGTAATGTTAGAACCAGCAACGAGAAACGGTAAACCTGTTGAAGATGCACTCAAAGCACCAGAAAGATAAGTAAATCTACCTGTACTACCAGAAACAACACCAGCTGAAGTAATGTTGCCAGAAGCAGACAGGTCAGCAGCAAGGTTAAGTGCGCCAGTTAGTTGAGTTCCTCCTTGAACTCGCAAAATTCCTGCGGTGGAAAGGTCGCCAGAAGCAGATAACACATCATCGACGTTAACTGATCCAGTGAACTGTGAAGAACCTGTAACAAAGAGGGCCGAGCCGATATGAGCGAAATCTGCATCCAGATCCCGGTGCGAACCACTTAGGTTCAGTTGCGTTTTGCGTTTTATTGTCATGGCTTATTATACTCCTAATCCATCCCTGGATTGGTAATAAATATGTATAATAAAATATTAATGCAACATTAATCTATGCTAATATAGTTCCATACGTTGCAACCATTTTTTTGGTTACTTGAACATAGAAACTAGTACCGCCCGGTAATGCCAGAGTAGGCGCAGACCCTGTAAGCTCTATCTGCCCAAGGCTATTAAAATTTACATCCCATTCTGCTGCTGGATTATAACTACCAGCAGTTGGCCCATATTCGGCAGCAAGTTCTGTTGCCGCAATAAAACTAAAGTTTCCAGAACTAGGCCACAGTGCTGTTGCCGTATATTTCCAACTTGCACCAGTCTGTGAACCGTAGGACATTGCAAGGACTTCAACATCGAACTTACCAACTGTTCCAGGGGTCATTAATGAGCCTGTCTCAAACAATCCAGAGATAGATCCACTACCACGATTAGTTCCATCCCCATAAACGAACAAGCTGGCAGTAACTGGTGTTATGTTTACTCCACCAGCAACAACTGTAGAAGCAGTTAATGATCCTGTTAGAGTGAGAGTGTTTGTAGTGTAGTTATAGGTTAAGTTGGATGAACCGCTAAATGTACTTCCACTATTAAACTGGATTTGTTTGTCTAATCCACCCGCCGATGGCGATCCTGCGCCAATTATATTGCGTGCGTCAAGTTGAGTTGCAGCCTCTATTAAGCTCAAACCAATGTTGGTTGGGAGTTGTTTGATCTGCTCTTGCGGATAATCAAAATCAACAGTATACCCAGGCGTACCATTAGTACATAAACCGAACATACCCCACTTAGTAACATCAAAAGAAGAATATATTCTACTATCAACGGTTGTAGATACTCCGTTTTGAATAACAGAGCAAATAACTTGAGTGCCATTAACAATCGACATTTCCAGCCAAGTAGTTCCATCAAATGCTGGATTACTTGGTAATGGACTTTGAACAATGCTTCCAGAAGTACCTTGTGTAATTACATTTGTAGATCCTGAAGTTATATAAAAATGTATGTTTTTGCTATCGTCATCATTACGAAGAAAAATTCCAGCACCAACTTCTCCAAAATAGTTGTAGGGACCGCCAGTTTTGCTGGCTATTCTTGCTCTGACTGTTAATTTCGCACCCTTGTAGCCTTGGGCCATTAGTGATCGTTCGACCCTAGAGGATATATCGCCCGTAAAATAATCGTTCGACGCATAGCCGAAGTAAGGACCGCCAACGGTATACCCAACCGTGGCACCAAATATTAAACGAGCAACACCATCGCCGGGAAAAGAACCTGTGGGCGTATTGCCGGGCATTGATGCCGAGCCAGATGTTATAAGCCAGAAATTTTCCGCAAAAGATGTTTGATCAGTTGTTACTAATCCATCAGGAGGGCTATGGACATGATTACCATTGGAGGCGCTGAGAACAGAACCCGAGAAAGCAAAATCTACAGAAGAAGGAACTCCAGTAAAGAATGGGGTAACACTGCCTGTTCCATTGGAACCTGTTGAACCTGTTATTTCCCATTGGCCAAGGGAGTTATAGCTCGCCGTGATGTTTGGACCGCCAAGAATAAATGGCAATCCACCAATGGTCCCACTTAAAGATCCCGTGAAGCCCGTATACGCCTTAACAGAGCCCGATATAATCAGGTTGCCACTATCTGTCAACTCGCCTAAATGAGCGCCCGTAGTACGCCAGCTAAAGCTGTTGCCAGCGGGTATGAGAGCATTTAATCCCTTGCGGTCATCACCTGTTGTATCAGACTTGGCATAGATGGCACCAGAAATGTTTGATGGGCCAAAAGCAAAAGCTATACCGGAATTTAAATTTGTTCCTGGGTTTTCGTTAGATAAAAATAGCTGGTATTTATTACCACTGCTATCTGTGTCTTTGATGACCATTCTAGTTGCGTTTGTATATGTTCCCGCCAAATTAGGTGGAGTAACACCAATGCCTACTATTGTATTAACAACATCAAAGTAACCAGTACTAGTACTCCCACTGCGAACGTTTAAATTACCTGCTGAATCTATTGTTGCTGCCGTTGTATTGCCACCAATACGAACACCAAAATTTCTGCTGTTTGGGACATCAATATTAATGCCATCGACTAAACCATTAACATCATCATCATATCCTACCAAACCCCCAAGAGAGCCACTGGAACTGCTCAGGGTTAGTCTTGGTAATCCAAAGCCACTTAAATCGTTATATAGAACAAGATTGGCTCCGTTGCCTGTGGTATCACTACCTGATATGAATAAATCAACGCCGGTATGATCTATTGACGTTTTTATGCCTATTGAAGAAGTCGTTGATGCAAATATACTTGTTTGTTCAGTCCATATTACTTCAGATATGGTTATTGAGCTACCTGCCCCACCATCCGTCAAGCGTATACCATTACCAGCAGTTAAAATGCGCTCATTGGCCAGAGAACTGGTTGCCGATAAAACAACATAAGAAGCGCTAACGTCACCACCACTTGAACCTGCTGTTGATGTTATTGTTATTTGACCAATGCTACTTGTGGCGAGAGTTATGTTTGTTCCACCAACGAGATATGGAATACCGGTGGTAATATTTTGCAGTGATCCTGTTATTTGTGATGCCGAAACAATAGAAGAGGTTAAGCTTCCCGAAATAACAACATCGCCACCAAAAACAGTTTTTGCGGAAGAACTGCCAGAAATAAATAAAAATACATCTGAACCAGGATCTGGGAATGTTTTTCCACCTTGCAAATCTGTTGCGCTGGATGATGCATAAATTAAAATTGGAATGGAACCGGAGGAGATGATCCGATTTAATCTTACCTGTTGTGCTCTAAAATCATATGTCATTTATATTCTCCGGTTTCAATCACTTGACTGCTAAATAATATACTCGATTTGTAATTGGTGCAGAAAAGCTTACTGCTGTACTCGTTAATCCAAACGAGCCAGTTCCCACAATTGCAACATCGGCATCCCCATTATTATTTATGTCTCTCGTAGTAAAAAATATATTCGTTGGAGCAGTGCTAGCTGTCAATAGAGAATAATTAGCCAGAATTTCGTCTTGATTAATTAAATCATTATAACCAGCAGAAGCTGTATAAAAATACGATGTGCTGACAACACTTCTACTGACCGCTGTTGGGTATACTGATGAATAAATGGCCCTATAGACAATTTTACCACTGTGCGGTGCAGATAAATTGACTACTATGTTTCCTTGCGATACGTTTCCTAAAAATGCAACAATGTTCTCATATCCACCAGCTGGTAAAATTTCTAATGTAACAATTGGCTCTGAAGAAAAAGTAATATTAAGAGGCACGCTTTTTGTATCTTCCCAAGTGAAATCAATTACATCCTCGTCATATTGGCCGGGTGGTAGCGGTGGAGGTGGTGGAGGTATACCTTGGCTATTCGGAATGTCCAGAATATAAAATGGACTATCAACCGCAACCAACGTCGCATCAAAATATTCTACCTTGCCATTTACACTGGCAGATACAATTTGTGACGCTTGAGAGCGGTTAAAAGAATAAGTCTTCTTTTTTCTATTTGGGTTAAATCCTGCCATAATCCATGTAGCTTAAATATGCGGCAAATATAATAGTGTTTATTTTTAAAATATTACACATCAACAAACAAAAATATTTTAAATTATACTACAATTATGCAATGCAATAGCTGCTCAAATGATAAACCAGAAACTTGTTTTTACTTCTATAAATCTAAAAATAGATTTTCTTCTTGGTGCAAAGAATGTTTCTCAGAAAAAAGAAAAGAACGTTATAAGCAAAATTCTGCGGCAGAAAAAACAAATGCCGCAACAAACAGAAAAATAAATAAAAAATATTATAAAGAATATAACAAAAATTACGCAATTAAAAATCGTGAAGCAATAAGAAATAATCAGCGTAAAAGATATAAAGAAAATCCCGCAAAAACTACAAAATATAAAAAAGAATACTATATCAAAAATAGAGAATACTTGCTATTGCTCAAAGCAAAAAATAGAGCTAGAAAACATTCAAGAGATTTTAATATAGAGCTATCAGATATTATCCTAACATCAAGCTGTCCAGTGTTGTTAACACCATATGACCTAACAGGAAAAAATAGATGGCTATCCCCTTCGCTGGATAGAATCGATAATTATAAAGGTTATGTGAAAAACAACGTTATGGTAATATCCTACAGAGCCAACTCTTTAAAAAAAGATGGAACCATAGAAGAATTTAAAAAAATATTGTCTTTTTTAAAGGCAACAAATACTCGGCCAATTCAACACTCAACCGATAAATTATACAAACAAAAGGCTAGAAGATTGCTTAATCTTGCCAAACATAGCGCTAAAACAAGAGGGATAAATTACTCCTTATCTAAATCAGATAAAGATATATTATGTAATCGAATCCCTTTGAAATGTCCAATTTTAGGAATTGATATAACTGTAGGCAATAAAAGAAATAATAATTCTCTGTCAATTGATCGCATTGATAATAACAAAGGATACGAACTAGATAATTTAATGTTTTGCTCTTATCGTGCCAATTCATTAAAGAGCAATGGATCGATTGAAGAGTTTGAGGCGCTAGTTAAATTTTTGATAAAGTGACCTTTTAAGAAGCTATGATATTATCGTTTGCTAATTCCCAGCCCTTTGTGGATTTTCGCCTACCATTCAAAACTGCACAAAGGCTCGTTGGTTTCAAATCATTTTCACGACAAAAATCTGCTAAACAATCTATCTCGGTAATCATAGCCCCATCTGGACTCAAAAGGCGTAAACCTCGATAAACTTTTGCATTCGGATGTTCCATGCCTTCCATTTTACCTATTTTAGCAAGCCTTATATTATTTTTTGCTTCCTCTGTGTGGTGCTTGCCATACATGGGATGTTTTTCTCCCTTGCGAAAAGTTGCCGGGTCACGTTGCTTTTTATTGTATTTGCCAATGTCCAGCCCCTTGTGCTTGGTGTTAAGCCTTTTAAAAGCTTCCATAGACATTTCATATTCAATCCATGCTCATCTGCAAAATCGGTTAAACATTCAATTTTTGTATAAATGGTCCCATTAGGGGATAATAACTGGAACCCTTCATAAACTTTTGCGGAAGCACTATTCTTTCCGGCATTTTTACCTTTGCGGTTTCTAGATATTTTTTCTTTCGCTTCATCAGAAATAATTTTTCCAATGTTAGCTTTTCTTAATTTCTCTTTCTTTTCTTCAGAACAAGGAACAGAGGTATATCCATAAACTCCCTTGTTCCAAGGCATACGACCCTTTAAAGATTCTTTCATTTTGTTTTTAGATTCTTCGCTGTGATGCTTTCCATAATTAGGATGTTTTTCGCCAGAAATTTCTGGCATCTTTATACCCCTATTCCAACCAGCAAATTTTTTGATAACTGGTCTCATTTTTTCAATATATTCTGGATGCTGCCAGTTTATTTTTGATTTTTCAGATTGCTGCTTACGTAATTCTGGATTATTTTGAAAACGGAGCTTTTGCGACTCTGACATTTTTCTTTTTGTTTCTTCTAGGTTTTTAAAACTATGACCTTCTGATGAAGTTGCTTTCGTAACAAAATTGTAGCATGTATTGCAAGAATCATAATATTTTTCAAGATATTTTTCCTCTATTAAAAGCCGCTCTTCTTTCGTTTTTCCATCTGTTATTTCAATAAGTTCAAATATAAAAGCGTCTTCGCCACATTTATTAAAGTCGGCTTGAAGAAACTTGTTGCCGTGTCTTTGTTTACGAAGAGCATAAGTGTGTTGACTATGCCTTATTTTAAAAAGTTTAGTAGAACCGATATATATGCGCTGATTTATTGTATTTGTTATCTTGTAGATACCAGACTTAAGTAAATTGCCTTCATGTTTAAACTTCATAAATCGTCACCTCTCTAATAGTATATACTAGAGAGGCAATATTCACTGAAGTATCTCAGAAGCAAGGGTAGCTAGTAAACTCCGCTCACCTTTGGTAAACGTTACATGCGCTGCAATTTTTTCATTTTTGAATCTTTCTATTACGATTGAAAGACCATTGCTAACGGAATCGATGTATGTATTATCTATCTGCTCTACATCCCCGCATAATACAATTTTGGTATTTTCACCAACACGAGTGAGGATGGTTTTTATTTCATGCAATGAAGTATTTTGTGCTTCATCGATAATGATAAAGGCATTTGCAATAGATCTACCACGAATAAATGTTAGTGCCTGCACTTCAATGATGCCATCTTCAAAATAGCTTTGAAGAATTTGTTCATCGAATTTATTTTTGCCGCCCTTTTCTTCCATTTTTACTTTACGCCCACCGACAGCGGCAGTAGGTGGTTTATTAGTTCCAAGCAGAAATCTAAGATTATCCTTGATTGGAGCGAGCCATGGCTCTAGTTTTTCGTCTAGCGTACCAGGAAGAAAACCAACATCCTTACCTACAGGCATCACGGGTCTACAAATCACAAGAGAGTTATAACGCTTTTGGTTTAATATTTGTTCTAGACCAGCATTAATACTGGTCAATGTTTTTCCTGTACCGGCTTTTCCGCTAAGTGTGATTAATTTAATGTCTGGATCGAACAAAAGGTCTGTTGCAAATTCTTGTTCTTTGTTCCTTGGAATAAGTTTACTGGTATGTTTTTGTATTTTGCTAAGTGGTTCACCTTTTCCATTAAATCGGCCAACGGCTGACTGCTGGCCATTTTTCATGATAACGAATTGATTAGGCACCAATCCAGATTCAACTTCTTGTGGCAGGAAGAATTCTTCTTTTGAGTAAAAATCAGCTACAACCACATCATCTCTTTCAATGGTGGCGACACCGGAATAAAGAGTGCTTGCGCTTGTTGCAACATTGAATTTACGATAATCTTCACAAACAACACCTAGTGCCTGTGCTTTTAGTCGTAATATAGTATCACGAGTTACAAGGGCAATTACTTGGTCTTTATATTTTGCTGCATAATTTACGCAGAATTGAGCGATGGTATTATCGCCGCTTTTCTTTTCTTGCATTTCAACTGGTAATTTTTCGAGAGGTGTTCCATTGGTCCAGATATCTTCAATTGAAAGAATGCGTAATATTCCAAGATTTTTTCCTAGAGGAATACCGGCTTTAAAATCCTTTTCTATTTTTGTTAGATCTGCTAATTTACGTACCACTTCACGAGCATTGCGTCCCACTTCATCTTGGCGATCTTTGTGGCGATCAAGTTCTTCCAGTACGATAAGTGGAAGTACCAAGTCATGCTCTTCAAAACCAAACAAAGAATTACCATCTGAGAGTAATACGTTTGTGTCCAGAATATATGTTTTTTTCATTGAAACCTTTTTTTGTCCCTTTGTACGGGTTGTAAATAACTATATTCGTAAAATAACAAAGGGCAGTTTTTGCTGCCCTTTGTGTTAAGAAAATTTTATCTTTTAGAAAATACTCAGCCCTTTGCTTTGCTCTTCTTTTTTGCTGTTTTTTCTGCCGAGACAGATGCTTTAACTACTGGTTCTTTGGCTGGGGCTGTTTGGGTAGCTGCTTTTACTTCTTCACGGGCTTCGAGTGTTGCCTTGATTAGTTCTGCGCCAAGGGCACGGAGCTTACGGACAGTTTTACGAACACGAACACCGGCTGAAAGATTACCCTTTGTTGCATTCTTATGCACATCGCCTTCAAGGGATTCAACTACCAATTTAAATTCTGACCAAACATCTAATACCATTCTTGTATCACTCATTTCTATTACTCCTTATTCCTAAGTGGTTTAATTTATATAATAAAGACAAAGTAATGTATGTATAATGGTTTATGGCTATTATTGGTGTTTTGATAGGTCAAAAAGCAATTTTCCTATTCCGAGGATAATTGTAGCGGCAAATCCCCAGTATATTGTTGAGAGATTTTTACGTAATTTTACTAACTCTGATAGTTCATTTAATTGATTGCCGCAAATCTCTTCGATTGTTTTTTGGAATTTTTTTAAATCATGGATATCAGTTTTTACATCTGGCACAATTTCAATTTTTTTTTCAATTTCATTCATATTGCCATCGATCTTTTGCTCGATATCCTTGACCCTAGAAAATAAACCATTATCAGGATCATAAAGAGCTTCTGATACTTTATCTAATTTAATACCAGATTCATTCTGTTTTTCCTGGATGTGCTCAATCATGAGGCAAAGTTTATCAAACCCGCCATTTAAAGCTTTGGAGTCAGCTAGCTTTTTTGCTATTACTTCTAATAATTCCCTATCACTACTGTTAGCCATTACTTCACCTCACTGATATAAATATATAAAAACAAAAGGGTTTCATAAAATGTATAACGATTTTATCGATAAAAATAGCGTAGAAAAAAAATTTATCAAAAGCTTGGAAAATCTTGAGCAGAACCTAGATAAAGTCCAATTAGCCATAAGTAGCGAGAATAATTATTTACAGAAAAATTCGTACCAGCTCATTGCTAGCCTCATGACAGGAAAAGACAAAGCTGAGAAAATTTTATTTAATGAATTACTTAATACTTGTTTTCAGCTAGAAATCAAATGTCAAGGATCTAGTTTTTATTTCTTAAAAGCTTTCTTGAGTTTTGCTAAAGAATATTCAAAAAAAGAAAATATAACATATTCTGGATTGGTGGAAGATAACCAAATAGAAGGGCAGAAGTATCTTCTGGAGATATTAAAGGTATGCAAGCCTGCTTCCGCTTTAGAAATTGAAAACCTAATCGATTCAATAACTCAAGATAAAATAATATCAAGTATTGTTAAAGAGGCAACTAATCTAGCGGGTATTGAAGGAAATATAGTAGTCGAAGAGCATGAATTACCGAATACAATAATTGATTTGCAATTTGGATATAATTTTAAAATAAATCCATTTAAAGGATTTATGCCTTCTTTTGGCACGTGGACACGTTCAAATTTAAAAATTTTATTAGTAGATGGGCTTGTCGATAAAGTATCGGAACTAGATAAAATTTTATCGAAATCATTCGAAACAAAAATTCCTTTACTTATTATTGCACAAGGATTCTCAGAAGAGATTATTGCAACTTTACATTCAAATAATACTAGGGGAAATTTTGATATAATGCCAGTAAGGCTTGAGCAATCCTTAGAGGCGCTAAACCTACTAAACGACATGGCAGTTGTTAGTGGATGTGATATCGTTAGCTCTCTGAAAGGCGAAATGCTTACATTTGTAAATTATGATTCACTACCGACAGTGGAAAAAATATCCTTAACTAATGATGTTATCACTATCCATAATAATAAAACAAGATCAAATGTTTTAGGGCATTTACAATATCTACAAGGTCGTCGTAAATCTCAAGAAGAAAATACTTCAATAAGTGATTTATCTGATTTGACAACGAAAAGAATTCAGAATTTACTTGCTCACATAGTGAAAATAAGCATAGCAAAAAAAGACGCAAATAAATTTAAAGGAAAAATTGATAATGCGATAAGAGCATGTAGATCAATATACACTTATGGTTTTTGCCAACCAGAAAAAATAAATATCAATAAATTAAATCCAGAATGGAAAAAAACACATCATTCCATGACCCATGGAAGTGCATCGATTAATATATCAAGCATATCATTGTATCTTGCAAGTAACTTCGCTGCCAATATGGCAGCATCATACTTCACTGCATCTGGTGCGATCTTAGAGGATGAATCAGCTTACTAGCAAAGAAATAGCTAGCTCTTTATGGGTTGAATTTGAAACGTAAAGTTTCATTGCCGGAACGGACTCGCAAAGGTTATTTAGATTTTCAATACTCAATCCAGAAAGCTCACGTGAAAGATTTCTTATTACAGGATCTGCATTTCCTTCGAGCAATTTATAGGCTTTAGATTTTTTAAAGCAAAATTCCAAAAGATCTACAGCGTTTTTACCATAAATGCTATGAATTGTTTTTTGATTATCATGTTTTTCTTTAAACATAACAGCAGCTTGTTTTACGCAAGTTCCAATAGATTCACAAATGAATGCGTAATTTGTCATGGAAGATTTAACTGACTGGGCCTGGATATTAGATTCCAGTAAAACATCCGTGCTTTGTTTTACAAGCATGTATAAAGTTGGTACATAATTTTTGTAAAGACTAGCTACTTCCTCTAATTTAACAATTTGTTCACTAGCGTGAATTGTCTCTGCGTGCTCTTTTAAAAATATTTCAAATGGATAAACACCTTTTTCTAGTAGTGTTGTTCTTGCTTCTAAAAGACGATTTCCTTGAAATTTTTTATATAACTCCTGTAAATTGCTCATATATACGTTGCTCCGTTTGATCCATAAATAGCAATCTATCAGTAAAAGAATTTAAATTTCTAAAAATTATCGTATACTACTGTAATATGGAAATAAAACAAAATAAAACAATTAGTATCGAAGAATTAATTGCCCTAGATAAAAAATCAAACCAATCCAGCGGTAATTCATCTACTAAAAAAATAAAAAATATTGATGAAAAAAATGAGAACGTTGAAAAAACACCAAACGACAGATATTATTTACCTATTTTAAATTTAAATAAACCAGAAGAATGGCCACCAAAACCATTGTCAGAACGAAGAAAATTTACAGATGAGGTCGCATTAGAAACATGTTTGGGTAATTGCTGCGGACACGAAGGAGTTAAAGGTGGTTGCTGTCAATTAGATCCATATGATCTAGAACACGTTCTTGGGCCAATCGATAAAGAAAAAGGCGAACACTGGGTAGAAGATATCGTAAAGTGGTTTAGGAAAAAAGGCATAAATTTTTCTCGCCAAGATATAGTCATAGACTATGAAGAAGGTAAAATTATAGGAGAAACATTGTTCAAAGAAACAGGCAACAACAATATCTTTCAACAAGAAGATGCTTATCCATTTCTTAGATTCCAAGTGCTAGGCCCCAGATACGCATGTAAATTTATGAACCCTTTAACGTATAAATGCAGCATCTACGATCAAAGGCCACCCATGTGTAGAAACTATCTATGCAATTATATTACAACAAATTTCTTAGTAGAAACAAAACAAAAACCAAACACTTGGCAGAAACTTAGATAATTAAAAATATTAAAAAAACAATTATGATTTTTTTATATGAAAACTCATCAAAAATACCTTCAATTTATGAGATAAAAAACCTACATTCTCAAAGAAGTTACATTGGCCAAACCGTTAAGCCGAAAAGCAGATGGGCTGGGCATAAGAATTCACTTATCCGAGGCAGGCACGGTAATAGATTCTTGTTAGCCGATTACAATAAATGTAAAAAAGAACTTGGTCACGATGATTTTCTGGAGTTTAGGATTTTGGAGATTTTACCGAATTCAACACAGCAGGATAGAAACAAAAGAGAACTTTATTGGTTACATTTTTACGCAACTAATGGATTTAATCTGTATAACATGGACTTAGAGTGTGACGGTAATTATTCTAAGAGTGAAGAAACACGTTTTAAAATAAGTCAATCAAATTTAGGAAAAATATTATCGGATGAGCACAAGGCAAAAATAATTGAAAATGCAAAAAATAATCCAAATTACGGTTTAAAAGGCAAAAAACATTCTGATCAAACCAAGAAAAAAATAAGCGAAGGCAGAATCGGTATAAAGCATTGGCACTATGGTAAAAAAATGCCAAGGCAATGGATCGACAAACGCAAAGCAATATATGAGGTAAGATTAATATCTCCAATCGGCAAAATATATGAAAAAATTATAGGATTGACAGATTTCGCAAAAACTCATGGTTTATCAGTGGCTGGTTTAAGATTTCTTTTGTCTGGTGAAAGAAAAACTCACAAAGGTTGGAAACGAGTAGATGATCCTATGCTTGAAGTAGCCTTAGATTCTAACACCAAACAATGTTCACAATGCAAAGAAGAGAAATCGTTATCTCTTTTTAATAAAAAAACAGGAACTAAGGATGGTAAAAGAGCGCATTGTAAAGCCTGTCAAAGAAAATATAAAAAATAATATAATCCTGAGTCAATTATCTCAAGCACTTTGTAAAATTTAAACTTGCTATTCGTAAAAATTGTCATTTGACAAAAACCAATCTAATATAACCTTAAAGGCTAAAAATGAGAATTTGGAAAGATGCCGATGGCAATGCGGTTGAAGAAGGCGAACTATATAAATGGATTTCTGAGTCTTTAACGGATAAAGAAAAGCAACTTATCGTGGGTGTAGATTCACACCTTCACAAACACGTTTATCGCTTCATTGCGGTCGCCTGTTTGTATAAACCGGGGAGAGGTGGTTTTTACTATTACACGACCACAGAACAGCATAAGAAGGAGTTTAAAGGCAACTATCCTAACAGGGTCAAGGCAAGAATGTTTCATGAAACTAGTATTGCTATTGAACTGAGCAATCAAATTCAGGAAACTACAGGATTAATTCCATTGATACATGTAGACGCATCACCACCAGAGTCTGGAGAACTTACGTCTATGTTTTCTGATCAGCTAAAAGGATATGTTACGGCTTCTGGCTTTGAATGTTATATAAAACCTTGGAGCTTCGTGGCTAGCGGTATAGCAAATAAACATAGCAAAGGCTGAAAACACAATACATTTATTGTTTTTCTAAAATAATAAATTCAATAGAGGTAATATAATGAGTGATCAAAACAGAGTTCAGCTAGATACAAAAATTGAACGTGAAGTACATCGACTGGTTCAAGGAATTTCAGAAGGAGCCTTTGATAAACTACAAGTATATGTTCGTAGAAACAATCTTCCAATTGATTTAGATGTTCTAACTCATCTACTTAAAACGATGCAAGTCGTTATTACTGAATTGGAAATGACTCAAATTGATACTTTTCATTCAAATATCAAAAAAGAACTCGATGGCTACACTGGTGATTCAAGCCCTACAGTAAGCCCAAAAGCCGTTGGCGGAAAGGTTCCAGTGACTACTACAGTTCAAACGGCACAGCCATCAGTTCAAACGGCACCAGCAACAACCGCCACAACATCAAAAAAAAGAAAACCAGTTTCTTTTTCACTCTAAGAACCTTTTTTGGTTTTTTATCTATTGTTTTTCTTTTATCAACGGTGATATCTCATGCCTACCTGCATTAAACATCTTATTGAATGCAACTGCATTTTGAAACAATTTGAACTTATTGAGCCAACAGTGTTCCATAAATTCATAGTTTTTAGTGTGATAAATGATGATGAATCATTTAAGCCATCCTATGCAAAATGTAATAATTGCGGCGGTATTCATAAAATAATAGAGATTGGTAAATCAGAAAAACTTAAACGTGAATCCGCACCAACATTGCCAGACGCCGAAGAGATCAAAACAACATTGCCAGAAAAGCTTAACGATATTTTAAGCAAGTATACAATCGATCTACCAACATGGCAAGAAATTAAATTTCTATATGAAAATGAACAATGGGGCAAGCCAGTGATACTTCATAAAGAAGAGGAAAATGGCGAAAGATTTGGTAAATATTTACTTTTAATCGGAAAAACATTGTGGAAAATTGATAGCTTTTCAACGGAGGATATATGAGCGAAATTGATAGCATGTTAACAGATGAATCAGAGACCAAAGAAGGAGAGGCTTATGTTGTTCCAAATTACATTGAAACAAAACTCTCAAAAGAAAAACGCTTAACCTGTAGAGGGATCGTTAAAACAATTAACGAATTTGGCGTATCGCAAAGAATGAAACTTTACGTCATTTATCTCTTAGCTTTAGAACTAGAAAATCGTGATAGTATGCTAAAAATCGTTAAAGTAATTAGCGAATGTAAAGATAAAATTGAAGATAGTAAAATCGTAACAACAGAAGAAAAATCAGCCAAAAAATTAATCCTTGGCTGATATCATTATTTTTCTACAACCAGTAGACGCTTATCTGCACCGTTTTCTTTAATAATTACCATGCCATCAAAGCTATTGTGAGTATTGTTTTCAACAAATACTTTACCAAATTCTGTTCTGTCTAATTTAGTCTGAGTGTTTCCAGATGGATCTTGGAAATGAACATAATGGGTTATTAGCTCTTGATAATAACCATCCTTACGTTTGTGATAGCTTTTTTCGACACTTGCCCAAATTTTCATATAAATCTCCTAAATACTATATTAGATCATCTATTGGTCTTTTTATAAAAATACCGTGCTTATAGCCTTTTGTCTTTAGAGATTCGACTGTTTTTGGTCCAGGGACGCCATCAGCTTCGGAATCGCTAAATCCAAGAATATTTTTTTGTTTATCTTTCCAAAAAACCTTGTCATCATCATTATCATAGTTAAACGGCAAATAGCCAGCTTTTCTTAGAGCTTGTTGTAAATAAGGCCCTGGATCTCCTTGCCCACGATTTGTCGTTTGATGATAGTGCCCCATAACTCCCACAACATCTTTGGCATTATTAGATCCAGCAATACGATTAACAGTCTTTTTGTAAGGACAGTTGTTTTTCATATCCCAAGGAATTTGACGTTGAATACCAAGCTTGGCTGTTAGGAAGTCAATAAACTCTACAGCTTTGGCAATCTGCCCTTCATAGAGATCACCATTGTCTTGTTGAACCAACTCAAAACCACAAGTATATCCGTTTACACTTGTTGCTTGCCAAGTATAGAACTTGGTTGGATCGTTTTGGATTAACCAATCGCCATTTAAATCACAGGTGTAATCCCACGATACCTGCTTTGTTGTGTTGGCTTGATATCGTGCATTGGCGATATCAATGCTTGTATCTGGACCTAGGCCGGGAAGTAGTTTACCAAGCTTGCCATGAATGGTATGACACACAATACCACGAAGCCATGTGTTGCGTTTGCTTTTATGTGAGACTTCTTTTAGTCCAATAACTTGTGCTTCGGGATCTAACCAAGAAACTGTTTTGACGTTTGGGATGTTGAGCTTTTGCTCGTTGATAATAATGGACATGAAATACTCCTGATAGTTTTTGATAACTATCAGGAGGAAAATTAATTTAATTAAAATTTTCTATCAGGTGCCATCAATGGTTACTGAACCACTGTTACCTAGCACTAGGAAGTTTTTACCGTCAGAAAGAATAGAAACAGAACTACCAATGACAGCTGCCAATGTTGCACGTGATCCGTTGCTTGTTCCGTTAGAGAAAACACGTGTTCCGTTGGTTTCTTGTGAGCCAGTTAGAATGTGACCGGCAGTAGTAGTTGTGCGAACGACAAACATAGCTCCTGGAACCGCAGAGGCCAGCGGCATCACGATTGTGGCAGCTGAACCTTTTGAAACAGTGACAAGACCAGCATCTAAAAGAGTGAGTGTTGCGCTATCCAATTTGTTTCTTGCTGTTAGTGAATATGGTGAGAATCCAGTATTGCTTGCGTTCTGGTTTACTGCTATTGCACCATTAATAGCAACGGTGGCTGCTGAATCTACCACTGTTGAAACGACCCTAGTGTTGTGTCGATTGTTGTTGAAACTGCCATGATTATATCCTCCAACCTTTTATTAAGGTTGGTAATAAGTATAATGCTTTTATATTTTTTTATTCTTCTCAGTTATTACGGCAGCTATTGCCGCATCAAGCTGCGGAGTTGCCAAGGTATGGAACTTGCCGTCAAGCTGATACATAATGCTGGTTTGTGTTTTTAGAGCCCACATGAAAATCCATTGCAGAACTGCCGCATCTAACCTAGCACCAGCTTCTACAATCTCATAATAAGTTAGGTCTGAATTATCAATCTTTTTTTCTGTAATAATGACATTTGATAAGTTTGGCTTGAGCCACGTTGGGAAAGTTTCTGGGTCATCCAGCCAAGCACAGGTATAATCAACGCAAGGATTCTTTGGTCGATCTGCATAAATGGTGCAACCTCCTTCTCCTTTTTCAAGAAAGAAACAAGGTTGACCATGGTGCATTTTTTTATCGTATATTGTTGCCTCAAGCCATCCCTCACAGCATTTACTGCAAGAACCACATTTGCGAGTTGCGACAATTACTGGGAGAGAAATTTTAGACATGCACTAGCATAACAATAACCAGTGCATTTGTTTAGCTGCTTGCTATTTCTGATCCAAATACGAAATAGCTGGCACCAGAACGGACAACATCTAGAGAAAGACCAGCACCTTTATCTTTCTTTACTTTGACAGTTGCTGGCCATACCGTTGCTGAAGTACCATCCACAGTCATGCTTGTTAGTGTTACTGTGCGATCTGCTACAGTTGTTGAGCCAAGAATCTTAACTGTTGTTGCTTGACCTGCTGGGAGACTGAGGTTTGTAAGACCAGCGATGGTCCAGTTGCCACCAAGAGCAGCTACCACACGGAAAACACGGGTGCCAGCTGTGCAGTTATAGGTTTCTGGCGAAGAAATTGATGGATCATCTACTTCTGCCACATTTGGATCTGCTGTAACGCCTGTTACGGATGCGCCAGTGAAATCTGCTGTTCCTGTTACGACTAATGAGTTGCCACTTGTAACTAATGTTGAAACTACGCCTAGTGTTGAGTCGATTGTTGTTGAAATTGCCATTTTTATATCCCTACCTTTTTTTGTAATAACGAGGTTATGTATAATTATGGTGGTTAGATTTAATTATATTAAAAAGAATCGATCTCAAAAATTTCTGCTGTGGAAATAAAAACTCAAGGCCCAAGACCTTGGATTTGGTTGCTTCCCGAAGTGACTTTGCTAACGACGTTATTTCCAAACGTTCTCCATGCAGATATGCCAGCTACGCAAACCAAAATTAACAAAATTACATATTCCACTGTAGACAATCCACCTACATCTCTGTGTAGCTTTTTTATATTTTTCATTATATTCTCCAATGATTAATTATGGTTTATTTTTTGGAGTCAATTCTGTAAAAAAATTTTCCGTAGAAGTTTTTCTGGCTGGTGTTATATATAAAAAATCTTTCGTTTTTTCAACAGTCCACCCATTGCTTTCTAGATATTCTGATAAAGCATCGATAACTTCCAGTCGGCAGCATCTTACTAAAAACTGAAATGGGTATCTGTTGTTTTTTGCACGATAATTTGATTTAATGAAATATTCTAACCGTTGCATCTCGGTTTCTATATCCTCACTAATAGCATTGTTGATGCTTTCTAGATATTCTTTTCCGGTTAGCATAAAAATCTCCATTCGGATAATTTATTTTATCCTAAGATATAAATAGTTACGAATATTACAAAATGCTTTAAAACAAGTGTTTTTTGATTTTTGAGAAGTTGAGAATATTATATTATGGTGTTGTTGTGGATGTAGAGTCCGTTGAAGTGTTCTTGGAGTCGGACCATTTTCTTCCGAAATACAGAGCCAATAAAGGAGATAGAAAACCGGATGCTGTAGATACATCAAAAGATTTAATGTGTGGTGTGTTTACAATAGACAATGCAAACCATACCAAAGCTACGAAAAAAGAAGCGTAAACCATAGTGAAACTTAAGCTTGGTTTACCGTCACTGTTTTTAAATAAAAATGCCATAATATATTCCTTAGTGTGTTACTAATAAATATATTCCACTTGTAGCAATGCCAATTAAACCACCGAGAGAAGCCCACGCTATATTATACCAAACATTTGTTGAGCTAGCTCTTTCTAATGAATTTATAATTCTGTTGGCGCTGCTTAGTTCTTGATCACGATCATTTAACCTGGATTGGTATAGTGAGCGTAATAAATTTGCATCAGCTTGCATAGTACTTAAATCTCTTAGGGCTCGTGCATTTGTTTCGGCCAATGCTCTTCGGTTTTCATTTCGCTGAGAACGTATTTGTTCTGAGAATGATGCCTCTATTACAGCTTCAGCTTCGTTATTAAAACAAACACCATCAAACGGAGACTCATATCTTGCGCCTTGTCTAATGATCGCTTGGCGTGCTGAAGCCGCTGAGTCAACGGGCATTGATCTTATATTAACTTGATTCGATAGGTCTGGTAAAGGTGGAGTAGAATATGCGCTAAGATCTATACTTGTTGGCGCAGGGTCATTTTGTGCGGAGAAAGTTCTTAGAGTATTTGTATTTTTAGGAGCGCACGCTAATAAAAAAAATGTTAAAAATAATTTTTTCACGTTATTTCTTTCATTTCAATAATCTGTATCCCAAATAATTGATTTATAGAATTTGCCATGGCTGCTGGGTTTTCGTTATTTCTTTCGATCAATGCTTTAATTTCTTTTTTCTTAGTTTCTGCAATTTCTATGACCCCTTGATCGTATTCATTTTTAATCTTCAGCATTAGGTCATTGTATTTCTTTTCAATTTCTTGACGTTTTTTTATTTCATCTTCAACTTGATTCTGAATGTTTTGTAAAGTTTCTTGGTGCTCTTTATTAATTCTTTCACGTTCAGAAAGCAATAGTTTTATATTTTCTTCTTTGTTCTTTGCAATCATTACAGTGTAAATAATACCAATTCCTAATATAAAAGATAACCAATTCGTCTTGATAAAACTATAAATTTTTAAAAAAAATAATTTATTTTTCAAAGATATTAGTTCCATTTCTTATTACCATCTTTCATTTCTTCTTCAGCGTATTCTTCAGCGTCAGAAGCCATTTTTTTATCAATGTCTTCTTCGGATTGTTGTTCTATATGACCATTTAGAACATTCATTATCTCTTCCTGTGTAAGAAGAATATAAGAAAGTATTTGTTTTATTTCTTTCATAGCTGCACGATCAGAAAGTATTTCCTTGTATATTAAAGAAATACTTTTTTCAGTTATTTTCATCTGTTCCAAAATAACTTTTGTTTCAAACTCCTTTAGCCTCTTCGGCAACTCTTCTGGATCATTACAGATTAAATTTGGCTGTACTTCTGTTGTTTTTTCAATAACAGATTTTTTTATTTTTCTCTCTTTATTTTCAGCCATAATCACTCTCTATTTTTTAGTGTATTTTTTCTTTCCAAGGCAGCATATATTGATTTAGCATTTGTAAACACATATTCTCTTTTAGTATTAGCAAATTTGTTTGTTTTAGCTGCCTCCAATATTGTCTTAATAATTGGATCTTTATTTTCAACCATAACAATAACTTGACAAAATAACTCTTGTAAAGATACGCCGTTTTCAAACAACATTTTTCGACAAGCCGTTAAAGAAGATTTTGGTAAATCCAACCAAATACCGGTCTTTATTCTCTCTTCGAATTCCTTCATATCAAATCTATGCTGCGCCACCGCCACCAGCAGGACCGGCTGCGCCAGCCCTTGGCGCAGGAGGATATTCTTCTTGTCTTTGATTATTAGTCTTAGATGTTAAATCGAAATCTCTCTCTAGTATTGACATAAGTTCTTTAGCAAGTCTTGTAGAATAATTTTTAGTTATATATGCTTGCGCTCTATTCAATATTATTCTTTTCGGATCAATTAAACTCTGATAATTGTTTACAAGTCTAGCAATACCTTCGGCAAATTTGCGAATATTTATTTTTGGAACGGGTGCCACTTCGGCAGACCCGCTTGGCGCTGCTGCATCTGACGGGGGTGTTTCGGCTGGTGCATCTGGAGGTGGTGCTTCGGCTGGTGCATCTGGAGGTGGTGCGTCTTGTTCAAACAAAATATAAGAAAGCTTTGTAAACTTACCCTCACCAATTGATTTGGCACCGCCCGGTTCCTTCTCAGCGTCTGGGCCAGGAAGAGGAACCGCATCTTTCTCGTATTGCATAAGATATTTGTCTATTTTTTCATCTACTGATGCATCAGTCTCAATAAATGAATCACGTGCGTCTGGGGTTGTAATTAGACGATCCTTTGGCGCTATAAAAGGAGTGCCTTCGCCAGCGGCTGGCTCTGTCCCGGCATCGTCTTGCTCTAAGAGAAAATAATTTCGTGATTTAAATCTCATATTTTACCTGCCGTGACTTCTAATGGTGGTGTATTTGTTCCAAGCGTAATGCCACGATCTTCTTTTTTATTTGATATAACGGGCTGTATAGCGTAGATCTGATTCAGTTTTGACATTTCTGAGGCCAACATTCGCATTTCTATTACATCCCAATTTAATTCACGCATGCTTTTATTAAGATATTCCATTTTTTCTCCTGGGTAATCATAAAACCATGCGTGATGCCATGTATCCAGTATTATTACTGGTATGCCCATTAACGGGATGTACATATTATGTTTTTCAACGAAACAATTGAAATATCTTTGTTTGAATGGGTCAAAGTAACAAACTGCCCACCCTTCTGTTGCTGCCATGCCACATGCACGAAAATCCAACTGCCATTGATCGAAAGTACCCCAATCACGGCTTAAGCGCATAAATGGAATGCTGTCTGCACGAATCTCTGAGTTTAGATCTCCGATGTTCATGAAGTATAGTTCGTGAAATTTCGCCCCATTCATATTATGATTTTCATCAATTTTTAAACGTCTGAATTCTGAGTCGTTTGGATTTTCAGCATCCTGCTTCGAAACCGAATCAAGTTTTGAGCTTATTTTATTAAAACTATCAACATATGATTTATATAGTTTTTCATGATTTTCTTTGGTGGTAGGAGATTGAACATCTGTTTTTAAAACAAACGATCGTGGCATTAATATAACAGCTTCACTTATTATATTTTTGACTGTTTTTATAATCTCCTTGACTGGTTTTTGAATTTTAACTGTAGAGCCGAGGACATTACCCACTGCTTCTTGAATAATTTTTTCTAAATTTTTATCTGTAGACATAATACACCTTAATTGTTAAATATAACTTCTATGGACTAATCTTTAAGTCAATCTCTACTTCTGATGCAGGAGATTCACAATCATCATTGTCGTTTATATTATCTGAAAAGTCAAGAAGACCTGATTCCTCTGCACGATCTATACCAGTCTCTATTTCAAACCTTTCATCATATGACCCTAATCCCTGCGCTGAAGGGCCTAGTTCTAGAAGTGATGTATATAAGGATTTAACTTCAGTTAGCTGTTTACAAAACCCAGACAAATCATTTTTTTCTGGTTTAGATTTACCGTAAAGTATATCGTAAACTTTTTTAGATAAATCTTTATATATAGGCTCAATTATTCCAGCATTAACAAATTGAATAATTGCACTGTCAAACTGAGTGAAATCTACGCCATCAAGTTCAACATTTCCACATAGAACATTTTTAATTCCTTTTTTAAAATAAGCAACTGCCTCTGGGTCTTTGGAGAAAACGCTAACAAAAAACTCTTTTTGTTGAGGTTCTACTTTCTTCATGGTCCAAATCTTTCTCACCAAATCTGGCCGCATTATTGAAGTCCCACCTTCTCTCACTTTTGATTCTGGTGAATCAGTAGATAATGGTGTTATTTTTCTTTCTCTGGCTTTAGGAAACTGAGAATTTCTTTGTTTCATTGGAGTCAGCATTACTGGCTCGGAATCTCCTGTTATTTTACGCCCAAATCCACTAATTTTTTTAGTTAAATTGTCAATAATTCCTTCACTAAGCTCTTCCATAAAATATGATTTTTCAATTTTTTTCATCATTACAACATTCCTATAAGATTAATTATCATCATACAAACATATTAGTACATCCTTCTCTATTGGTTGTCCTCCACTATTCAGTCATAATATGAAATATTTGATAAAATAATAATATAATACCAATGATAAAGAATAATGTTGTATGTTGTATTTGTGGTTATGGATGTCATAAAAATTATCTAGGCTCACACACAATAAAGGCCCACGGTAAATCATTTAAAGAGTACTATGATTTATATCTATTAAAACCAAACGAGGGTATTTGTAAAATATGTTCCAATATAACTTCTTTTCGTTATGGTGCAGGTTACAACAAGACTTGTTCTAAAAAATGCTCGTTCATAGCGAAAAATAAAGAACTGCTCAAAAAAAGCGGAGTAATAAACCAATTTCAGCTTCAAGGAATTAAAAATAAAATAAAACTAACATTGATCGAGAAATACGGAGTCGATAATCCATCGAAGTACAAAGTGTTTCAATTACAAAAACAAAAAACTTGTATGAAAAATCACGGAGTTCTATATCCAGGGCAGTCTGAGAAAATAAAACAATCAATTAATCAAACGAATATAAAAAAATATGGTTCTAGTAACCCGATGCATAATAAGCAAATTGCAAATAAAGCAATATTAAATGGCGGCGGAAAATCACCAGCTAAGATTTATATTACAAAATTCAATGATCGTATCCTTGTACAAGGACAATACGAAAAAATGTTTGTAAATTTCTGTGAAGAAAATGAAATACCTGTTAAAAATGGACCAGTTATAGAATATGAATTTGATTATAAAAAACATCATTATTTTATTGATTTTCAGGTTTCTATAAAAGGAAAAATAAAATTAGTTGAAATAAAAAGCACTTATTGGTACTATAAGTGTAAAGAATTAGTCGATGCTAAAAATTTTGCCGCAAAAGAATACGCAGCAAAAAATAATTTTGAATTTATATTCTTAATCAATGATAATGGCAAAAAACTAATAGATTTAAAAAAATTCGAAATAATAAAGGAATAAAATTTATGCCAGCAGATGTAGTACTTGGTTTACAATATGGTGACTGTGGAAAAGGTAAAGTAGTTGATTATTTTGCAAAAAATTATGATTATGTTGTCCGTTTCCATGGAGGAAATAATGCAGGACATACTTTAATTGTAAATAAAAAACGAACGGCTTTGCATTCTATCCCATCAGGCATTCTGCATTCACATACATATAACGTAATAGGAAATGGCTGTGTTATTGATCCAATGCAATTAGCAAAAGAAATAGAGGAACACGGCGGAGTTTCTGCATTAAAGGGCAGGCTGTTTGTTTCTCATGCTGCCCATATAATTTTGCCAAGTTATATTACAGAAGATCGGGCAAACAAAGAACGGATTGGTACAACTGGAAAAGGTATTGGACCCACATACGCTGCCAAAATGAATCGTACAAGCTTCCGAATGGAAGACCTTGAAGAAGGTAAGCTTGATGATGTGTTCAGTGAAGCCGTTATAAGCCTCATTAAGCCATTTGTTTGCGACACTAAGGCACTTTTATGGAATGCCGAGAGAAGTGGAGCCAATATTCTCCTAGAGGGCGCACAGGGCACGTTATTAGATATTGATCATGGAACTTACCCTTATGTAACAAGCTCTAACACTACTATTGGTGCGGCACTTACAGGCACAGGTCTTAATCATAAAATGATAAGAAAAGTTATTGGTGTGACAAAAGCTTATTGCACACGAGTCGGTGAAGGCCCATTCCCAACAGAGCAAAAAAATGACTTCGGAAATAAACTTAGAAATCTAGGAGGAGAATTCGGAACAACTACTGGAAGACCTCGACGCTGCGGTTGGCTAGATGTTCCAGAATTACGCTATGCTCGTAATATTAATGGCGTTGATGAAATAGTTGTAACTAAAGTAGATGTTCTGGATGCATTTGACGTAATTCCCGTTGGAGTAATGAAATTGCCAGAAGATGGAGTATCATATTATGACATGAAAGGATGGAGCACATCTACCAAGGGGCTACGTGATTTTAATCAACTGCCAGAAAATACAAAAAAATATATTGACATGATCTCTTCGGGAGTAAATGCTCCTGTAAAATATATCTCAACATCACCCGAACGAGAGGATATGATTGTGCTATGAAAAAAACACCAGTCAAATCAGAATATTGGTTTAGGATTGTAACATATTATCAAAACTTATTGATGGAAAAATATTTATATATGCCATTTACGCCAGCATTGCAATATCAAATGCAATCATATTTACAAGATCTAGTCAATGTTTGCAAAAGTAGAGAAACACATCCGGCATGGCACATACCAATCGAATTAAAATTCGATATAAATCGACAATCTGTAGAAGTAGTACTTACGGACCCAGAAAGCATAGACTTGATATAGATAGTTTTTAAGACTTGACTTGTCTCTTGTGACATGGTAAACTTTACATATAAAGGTAAATCATGGATAAACAAATTCTACACTCTCTTCTCGAAGCAACTTCAATTGGCTCATCTATCAATATTTCTTTTATTGAACCTTTCAATACATTAAACGGTGATTATACAGTAATTGTATCTAAATCTGGACGTGGACGTGGAGGATCAAGAATTATTGAACTACAATCCATTACAGATACGGATAGGGTATTTTCTACTCTAAATATCAATGGACAAGAGAAGCTACTCGGCACATCTGTTTCAGAATATATTCTTGGTGTTATTGTAGGAAATAATACTTATGGTACTGATGAGGTTCATTCAATGCCAAAAGAAAAAGATACAGTCAATAAAAAACAAATCAAGATTAAAGCCGAGAAACCTAATGTTATTGCTGCAAGAAAAGTAGCAAATATATTAGGCAATATTCTTAAAAATAAACCTGGAGTTGCTTTTAAGATCATTGGACAAAGAAATTTGCCAGAAGCAACTGGGGAATGGTTTGTCTCAAAATTTTCTTTTGAAGATCAAAAGCTTACAATGGAATTGATAGGATATGAGAATAAGGAGCTAAAATTTAGTTTTAATTCAGACATACACGGACATCTTATTAGAGATGTTTCTATTATTGAAGTCATTTAAGCATATCAAGCAAAATATTTTTCATTTTGTTTTTTAAAACAATTCTTTCTTTTGATACCGGTACAACCTCTGGTATAGGCTGAACAAATTCAACTTTTGGATTTTGTTTATTTTGTTCCTTTATCCACAAAGCTTGCTTGACAAACTCTTCATCAAGATTTTTGATTATATCTTCAACGTGAGCCTTTTTAGGTTGCTGGGCTGGCTTCGGTGCTATTGCATCTAAAATAGAGTCCATATCCTCTTCATCATCATGTTCGTCAGGGTGCCTGGAAGCCTTAGCATTCGATTTCAATGTCTCTTCTGCCACTTCCTCAGTGGGATCAATTTCATTGACGTAATCGTTCTTTAAATCAATCCTAGCGTCCATAATAAATGGTACAATTATCTGGGTTTCCAGAATACATTCAAATTTACAAAGATACGTTTCTGAATCTAAAAAGATACATAATTGTTCTGGTAATATGAATTCAACTACACTATCTTCTTTATTTATTGATGCTGGTAAACAAACGCCATAGCCATTATTATCTTGAATGACTATGCGAGAGATATTCTCTTCAGCCGATGAAATAAGATTTATTATTTCTTCGTCTAGAGCTATTGAATTTTTTATATTTGGAACTATTGAGATAAATTCCATATCATCCTTTTAGAATTGTTCTACCACCACCGTATTGATGTTGCGCTGCGTCAGTAATAACTTGTCTGCCACCAGGATATGAATTGGCTTGTGTGGTTATAGATTCACGTAAAACCAACAAAGACCCTAAACCAGACATTGGCGATCCCTGAATCTCAACTAACTGAGTCAACATTCTTGGATTATTTTGAATTTCCTGTATATTAACTGACGTTTGGTTCTGTGGAATGACATATGCATTTCTTGCACCACGCATAATAAATTGCTGGTTTGATAGCTGATGATTTATTACACCAATTTCTCTTGCTAATATCATTGTATTTCCAAAAGATTGTTGAATTGGTCTATAGACTGGGTATCCTTCTTTTAGCATGATACTCTGATTCTGTGGCTGGCTGGCTTGATTCTGCTGCGTTTGCTGCTGTGGCATCTGTCCTTGTGTCAATGGCATAAATTGCTGACGCAAGTGCGGTGGAAGTTTCATAAGCTCTTCATCAACCGTAAATCCTTGATTACCGGATTGTCTTTGAAATTCCATTTGTTTTTGTATCATTTGATTCTGTAAGGTAGACATATCTACTTCAACTTCAAAATTTGCCGCAACGCTTTTTTCTACTACCTTTCCACCTAAATGTGCAGGCCCGTAGTGTGGCTGAGTCTTATAACCATCAACAATGTTTTTAATATATGGATCATTGATCTCCATCTGCTCTTGCTGTTGCTGCTGATGCCGTGGGCCTACACGTTGGTCTAGATAAGATTGATTTGTTTTTTGATTTGGTGATCGCCTTTGATGCATACGCTGTTGTTGTACGCCATCAAACCATTCCTGACTACCATCATCTCCTCGTCGATTGGACATAATTTATCCCTTTTATTTCAAGTATGTAAAGATTTTTTTGATTTTTACAACTAACTTAGTAAAAATCAAAGATTTAATACAATTAAAGTTTTGTAAAGCGACGAAATAGATAAAGATTATAGACTTAAATGCTGGTAGATGCCGTCACAGAGATTTTGAATTTTTTACAAATCCTCTTTTAGCTAGTATTTTTTCTAATAATACTTCATCAACTGGAGATACATCAAATTGAATTCGTGCAAAAGAAGCATCGATATCTTCTTTAATAATACGAACTGCTGGCATATGTGTTTTTAGTTCTCTTTGCACTGAAACGAAATCTCCATGAACATCTTCACGTTTAAAAAAGTTTGGATAACGTTTCATGTATAAATTACTAGAACCCTTTGCGGTCTTAGATTGCATGTCATTGAGTTCATTAAGTTCACTACGAAGAGGTCTTGCATATCTTTTATTCATTTTCGCTCCTAAAATATAACCTTATTATGTTAAATAGGTTTCTTATTAAAACTTGCTTATTTTTTCATATTAATTGTAAAAATAAGCAATAACACTGTAATCAAAAGCACTAGTCCATTATAGAATAGCGGTATATAAAACTGGCTCATATTTGAAACTATCTTCCCTTATGTAAATGATACGATCTTGAATTAAAAATTTATAGTAGTATACTGATTCATTTTCGTTTTGAGTTATAAGAGGATCTTCGAAAAGAATTGGTATATTACATTCAATTTTATTGCATGAGCAGAAAACCCACAGGCTCGTCCTGTGGGATGAATGCGATTCATTTTAAATTATTTAAACAAAAACATATTTTGCATAATAATTAAAAACATCGGATCAATTAATTTTTCCGATATCGTTCGGAACGAACGATTACGAGCATGGAGAGAATGTAAAACCAACTGGTTTACCAGCGGTAATTTTCAGTGAAGTGCTTAAAGTTCTAGAGACAAACTCTTTA